GTTGATTTTGAAGTTGGATGCTTTATCACCACCCTCAACTTTCACTTGATAATTCACTAGTTCATTTAAAACACCCATATCAGAGATTAATTTTTATTATATATAAATATATGTTAAACTCAATATAATTTTTCCCACTTTTGGATATTTATATATACAATATGAGAGAATTGAAAAAGTCAGAAATTGATAAATTACCGAACTTAGGACTAAAATACTTAGGAATTATAGATGGATCAAAGAAGAAAGTAGTATATGATTGTATATCACATGGTTTGGTTTCCCAGAGGTTTGATGTTCATGTTAAGTTAAAAAAATGTTCAAAATGTTCAAATAAAACGGAACTAAAATATACAAAAGAGTACATCAATAGTATAAAGACAAGATATGATTATATATTTGATAAGAATGAATATGAGTCATTTGATAAGATAAAAATCGTTTGTAAAACACATGGTCTGTTTAGTCAGAGAATACATAATCATTTTATACTTGGTCAAAATTGCCCAAGTTGTAGCAGAATTAGGCTAAATAAAGATTTAGTTAATTTCTTATCTAAAATTGATATAAACATTATAAAATATAATGGGTATAGAAGTAAATCAGAATTTTCTTGTAAGGAAGGACACATAATAAAATCAACGGTTGATAACATTAAAAGACATGGATGTTCTGTCTGTAGAAGAGAGTCCAATCTAAAAATAGAAAGGCTTAAATTTATACAAAAATCAATAATGGTTTGGGGTGAATTACTTGATATAGATTATTCAACACTTTACTATAGAGGAAAAAGATTCAAAATGATATTAAAAACCGATATAGGCGATATTGAACAATTGCCCGACTATCATCTAATGGGATTCTTGCCAAAAAAATCTACAGGTGAGATAATTATTAAAAAAATATTAGAAAAAAATCAAATAAATTATATAAGAGAAAAGACATTCAATGGTTGTGTTAATAAAAAAAAGTTAAGATTTGATTTCTATTTACCTGATATAAAAGTATGTATAGAATATAATGGAATTCAACACTATGAATCGGTTGATAAATTTGGTGGGTTGGATGGTCTAAAGTATACACAAGTAAATGATGATATTAAAAGAAATTTTTGTAAAGTAAATAATATAGAACTAATAACTATTAAATATAACGAGTCAATAATAGAAAAATTAAAAAATATAATATGTTAAACTCAAAGCCGAATAATAAAAACTATCACCAGGGAAACTATACTCCTAAGAACAAGGATAAAGTTATTAAGTTAAATACTCAAGGTGGTGTTTACTATAGGAGCTCTTGGGAGTTGAAAATAATGACTTGGCTAGATATGAATGTTAAAGTCACGAAGTGGGGATCTGAGAACTTGAGAATTCCTTATCAAATGACTCACTTTGAAAATGGTGATCAAAAAATAAAAGAACATAGTTATTATCCGGATTTCTATTATGAAATGATGATAGATGATAGGCTAAAGCAGGTTGTGGTTGAGGTTAAGCCAAATGAGGAATATAAAGATGCTATATTATTCACAGAAGGTAAATTTAACATACCGGATGGATTGTCTTTAAAAAAACTAAAAAACTTAGAGTTTAAATTTAAAATGGCTCAGAGAAATTCCGAAAAGTGGAAAACTATGATAGCTTGGTGTAATAAAAAAGGTTATGAGTTTATTATCATAACAGAAGACCATTTGAAAAAGTTTAACTTGTAAACTTAATTAAAAGTATAACTCCTAAAAATAATACAGATAGTATAGGAAATATATTATCAAATATAACATAAAGAGACTTTTTCTTTGACTTGAATGTTATTAGTTTTATAATCACCAATGATAATAGTATTATAAAGTATGGTGATAGATATGTAAACATACCAATTATTAGCCAAGACCAATATAATACTTTTGTGAGATAGTAAGTAAGATCTAGTATTGTTGTAGACTCAATATCTTTATTTTTGAAATTAAGACTTAATCTGTGTTTATTTTTTATATAATAGATTTCATTCCAGATAAATACTATTATAAATGTATAAAAAAATGTTATCATTTTATTTTATAATTATTTCTTCAAATTTAATTAAATTATTAAATTCTGGTTCAATTAATCTTATGGATTTTTCTTCATTTAATTTCTTAAATAACTCATCATCTATAAAAGCCTCTAATTCAGATCCTATAATTTTATCATATGTATTAGGTACCATATCACCTCTTGAATCATAGATAGATTTAATATAATTATTTCTATTTTCAGAGTCTGTGTGAATTGAACACCCGTCCGATCTAGTTCCAAATCCTCTTTCAGATTCTTCCCAAAGTTGTAAAATTACTCTATTCATATTTTAAAATTGTTACTTAATTTTTATATAATATTCTAAACAAAGTTTAAAAAAATAATAAAATAAAAAAAACAACAACACTTATGAATATTAAATTAGAGTATATTTGGCTTGATGGTTCTAACCCTCAACAAATTAGGAGTAAGACAAAGATTGTGAATAAAATGGATACAATGATTCCATTTGACTATCCTGTTTGGTCATTTGATGGTAGTTCTACTGGGCAAGCTCAATCTGGTAAAGGTAAAAACACCGACTGTTTATTAAAGCCAGTATTTGTTACTATGGATCCATTTAGAGGTAATCCACATAGATTAGTTTTATGTGAAGTTCTTAATCCAGACGGTACACCACATGAATCAAACAACAGAAGAAAATTATCTAAAAAAGTAAATGAGTTAAATATTGAATCAAATGAGAAATCAGATCTTCCATGGTTTGGTTGGGAACAAGAATATACATTAACTCATAAACCTATGATTCCATTTGGATATGGTGAAGGTATTCCTTTAGGATTTACTTTAGATCCAAACAAAACTCCTAGACCTCAAGGTGATTACTATTGTGGTATTGGTTCTGATAATGTTGTAGGTAGAGGTATTGTAGAAGAGCATATGGATGTATGTATGGAAATTGGATTAGATATTTCTGGTATAAATGCTGAAGTTCTTTTAGGTCAATGGGAATATCAAATAGGACCTGTTACCGCTTTAAATGGATCAGACCAATTATGGATATCAAGATATCTTTTACAAAGAGTTGCTGAGAAACACAATGTAAAGATTTCATTACACCCAAAACCATTAAAAGGAGACTGGAATGGAACTGGATGTCATGTTAACTTCTCTACTAAGGAAATGAGAGAAGAAGGTGGTTTAGAAATCATTAAAGAACAAATGGAGAAATTAGATAAATTTCAAAAAGAACATATTGCTGTTTATGGTTTATACAATGATGAAAGATTAACAGGAGCTCATGAAACTTCAAGTATCAATGACTTTAGTTATGGATTCTCTACAAGAGATACTTCTATTAGAATACCTGCTCAAGCAATTGTAGAAGGTAAAGGTTATTTTGAAGATAGAAGACCAGCATCTAATTGTGATCCTTATTTAGTATCAGAAAGAATGTTACAAACTGTTTATAGTGAAGTTGAAGTTCCAGCAGAAGCTTAATATAAATAAAAATGAAAAACCTCTCAATTGAGAGGTTTTTTTAGTTTAAATATGTTTTGAATTTTTATTTCTAGAGTGAGTGTAGACCCATACCATCGTTTGATCCTTCAATTGAAATTAATTTAATTAAATGTTCATTATCGCCTTTCTTTTTATAAAGTTCATTATAACCTTTAGCAATTCCTCTTTTGAATACTTCTGTAAAATAAGCGAAAGCATTTACAGACTTTTCTTCATTAAAATTATACCAGTTTTGAAACATATCAAGTAGTCCAGATTGATAACAATCTAACCTGTCATCATTTGACCAATATCTCATTTTTTTGATTGTTTTTTTCGCTAATAATTCTAACATTTTTTCAGAGTTTCTTGTTAATTTTCCTTGTGCTTTTGACACGATGACCTCAATGTAGAGGTCTTTATTATTTAAATAAATAAGCGTTGGATTATTTTTTTGAGTAAAAAACTTTTTCGATTTTAAACTTTCATGTTATAGGAACATGTAACATGAAAGTTTAATTTAAAATAAAAAATCCTCAAATTTCTATGAGGATTTTTTATTTAATTGAATAATTAAAGTTTAATTCTTTCGTTATATTGAAGTTCCTTAGTAACTTGTAGTTCAGCATCTAAGTTGTTTTTCCTTTTTTCTAAGTTTTTAAGAGCTGTTGTTAAAACTTCAGATTCTCCAATCATTTGGATAGAACCTTTGACTTTTTCAATGTTAAAATTAACATCTTCAAGTTTTAAAGAGATTTCTCTTTCTTTATCTTCAAGTTTTCTCTTAACTATTAATTCTTTATCTAATTTATTTTCAAAGAAATAAGTTAAATCATAGTTTAATTCATTTCTAACCTCATTTACTAATTCTAAAGCTGATTCATATTTAAAGAATGAGTTACCATATCTTTCATCACATCTATAAACAAAAGTATTATTTTTGTAGTTGAATGCAAATACTTCTAAGTAAGGGTTAATTAAATTGTTAACTTTTTTAACAACATCTAATTCAATGAATTTATCTAAACTTTTAGATACTTCAAGTAAAACTGGATAAAAGTTTTTATTAACAATTGGAACAATTGGAGAAGAGAATAAACTTTCTAAAGTAGTTTCTTCATTCATCTCATCATCATTGATATAGATAGAACCTTTTTTATTAACTGGTAATCCAATAGTTAAATATTCAGAAATTCTGAAATTAATTCTATCTTCAGTAACAGTAGCATATTTCATAGCTGTTTCTAACATTCTTAAAGATTTTAAATCTTCTTCATTTTTAACATGATTCTCTAAAAGAGTTTTTTCAATATTAGACTCAGTTAAAATAAACCAAGAATCTCTTACTAAAGCAATATGACCTTCTTCAACTTGTTCAACAACTGTGAAGATAGATTCACCTTTACCACCACTTAAAAGATTTGTTCTTTTTTCTGGAGATTTAGTTAAGTTATGTACGAATAATTTAACTTCAGGAACCCAATCATAGATAGCTAGTTCATTAAGAATCTTAGACATTCTGTCTTGATCAGTATCAAGATTAATAGTCTGTAAAAGAACATTAATTGGTTGTCTATAAAGTTCTCCTTGATTTTTAGTATTTAAA